TTAAAACGATTTGATGAGAAGCACGAAAACTTACAACACAGATTAGATATAATTATGGATGAGCTTGGTAAAGTAAAAAAGTGGAACGCAGAAATTAAATCTGATTTAAAAATTTATATTGATCTAGTAATGAGGAATAAATAATGCCAATGCCATTTCAATGTATGTATTGCGCTAAACCAGTACAACAAGCATTAAATGCTATTTGTGATGACTGTAAGCAAGAAGAAGAATAATGGATTTTCTAGCAGTTTATTCAGAAGCAGGTATGATAGGTGTCGTAGGAGCTTTACTAGTGTATATGGTATTCTCTATGAACAGAAGAGGGCAACAACAAGAAGAAGCACTACAGAAGTTAAAGATAGAGAACAGAGGTCAGAGTGAGACTCTTGAAAATATGGAAAGCATGATCATTAAATTAATTGGACGGTGGAATCAAAGCGATGATAAGCTTGATAGAAAATTTGATTCTCTTAATAAAGAGATAAATGACTTAGACAATCAAGTATCTGAAATTAAGGGTAGTTTATCGCGAGTAAATGGAAAGCAAGCATGAAACTCAATACAAATATATCAGTAGAGAATGTTATAACGGTAGTTGTATTAGTTGCTTCAATGACACTTGCGTTTGGATTTATGAAAGCAGATGTAAGTAGCATAAAAAAAGAATTAGAAAGCAAGTTGGATAACAGAGAGTACAAGGCAGATAGAAATCTACTTGTATATAAGATTGATGTAATGATGCAGGACATCGCAGAAATAAAACAAATACTAAAAGAAAGGCAATAATATGGAATGGATGAATTGGGAAAACTTTGCGTATTTAATGGTAATTATCTTAGGTGCTGTAGGCACGATGGTTGCTACAAAGTATCGCATGGTTGTAAAAGAGTTAAAAGAAGTAGCTAAGAAATATTCAGACGCAGCTAAAGATGGTAAGATTACCAAAGAAGAGCAGCAAGCGATTGCAAAAGAATGCATGGATGTAATGATGGCTGTAGTAAAAATGGTTTGGAAGTTCTAATTGCTAGATAAAGAACAATTAAGAGAGTTGGTCCAAGATACACTTGATAAGATCGGTCTATCTAGCGACAAAGCCAATGCGCTGGTATTTAACACTGGTATGGTTGAATCGAAGTATGTGTACCTTAAACAAATAAAAGGCCCAGCAAGAGGCTTGTATCAATGCGAGCCGTGGGTTGCTGTAGATGTATGTAAGAACTATCTCAAATACCGCGAAGAATTAATGAAGAGTGTCGCGTCAGCTTGTTACCTGGATTGGAAATATTTTACAGCTCCGAACGAACAGGATTGGGGTGACATCTTAACCTATAATATTGCAGCACAGATCGCTATGTGCCGGTTGCACTATCGTCGTGTACCCAAGCCTCTTCCAGGCTCATTATTGGAACAAGCAAAATATTGGAAAGTCTACTATAATTCTGCAAAAGGCAGAGGCACTGTAGACCATTTTGTGAAATTAGTAGAGCAGTATGGATAACGAAGTACAAAAAATAGAAAATATTATTGAAGTAATGTGTCAGTTAAAACAATTAGAAAAACAATTGCGCTGTGATTACAAAGGCCATAGTGAAGTATTAACGCTGATCCTTGCGTTAATTGCAGCGGCAGAAGTACCAAATATCACATTACTTCCTAACATTGAGGAAATGGCAAGAGCATGAGCAGTATATATTCAGCATTCTGTAATAACACTACAGACTTACAAAGTGTCGTAAGTGACATTGATAAATATGACCGTAAGCGAGTGCTAATGACAAACTTCGTTGCGTCAGGCACTTCCAATCTATATTATCTGCATAACGCTGGTTATGTGGATCAGTTGTACATGGATGGCGCTGAACAAACCAAAGTATCAGATACTCCTAATGCAATGGGAGAATATGAGTATGATAGTAATTCCGACCGCTTACAAGTGTACATTGGCGGTTCAAGTGCATCCGATATGAATACAAGAGTATTTGAGTCAGGACAGGACTGGAGCGGATTAAAAACAACTGTATGTAAAGAGCAAGCAGATTTAATGCGCAGTTATTTAGATAGACCAATTTATAAACGTGCAAATACCACATATCAAGGCGCTAGCGAGAGAAATTATGATTTTATTGTTGTTCGCATTAATGCTATCCTCGCCTGCGCCGACCTGGTAAGAAGTCACGATCCGGAAAAGGCCGATGAAATAGAATCGATGGCAACCAACCCTGATGGGATTGGTTTATTGGATAAGTTGAAGCGCCGTGAATACGTCATGTCAAATGAAACTTCTTTTGCATCTGAGAAAGGTGTGATACAAGAAATTTCATTGAACGGTAGCACAACAGGGTACATCGAGGATATCAAGCTGCATGGGCCACCTAATGTCGATTATGACGAGGTTAGGGTTGTGATTTCTACCGGGGGTACGTTTGCACTAGGCACATCCAGTCCAGTTAACTATGATGTATATGTTAAGAATAGTCAAGGCATACGCATGAGTAAGGTTGTAGATGCAGAGCAAGTTAATGGTGATTATCAGTCACTTGCTTATGGTGCTAGAATACGTTTCCAGGCAGGCGTATATGTTGCTGATGATGAATGGTCCATTATTTTTCAAAGTGATGAAGTGCCAATTGGTACAATTAAGTCAGGGCAGATTTACAGATGATGTCATCTAAACACACTTAATATAGATGGCTATTACTTATGAAAATGTCATTTATGACCGGGTTATTGAAAATTTACATAGCATTATTGCAGATGAGTTTTCAATACCGATCTATTTTGATGTCCATGAGGGCAATCAGAGTTTTTTGATAACACCAGTATCTGATGAGCTTGAAGATTCACTTACCAGTGGCCAAACAAGACACTGCACAGTGGAAATAAGCTATCAGTTAACGTCATCAGGAAACTATACAAAGAATAGTGTAAAACAAGTAAGTGAAATTGCTGAAAGATTAAAAAGATTATTATACAATAACAGAAATTATGCAGTATCAGGAACAACAAAATTTTTTAATGGTATCGTAAATGGTATTAACTATGAACGTGATGAAGATAATGAAGAGCTGTTGCGCAGCATTCTTTCATTTACATGTACAACAATGGAGCTAGTATGATTTGTAAAGCAAAAAAAGAATATCATGCATTACCTGATGAGGACAACTTTCTTGCCCTGGGTAGCGCATCAACACATTTAAGATTAAAAGATGGCTTGGAAGTAGAAGTGCATAAAGCATTAATGCCCTTGCCTAAGAAGTTAAAAGACTGTTTAAAAGAAGTAAAAAAAGAGGTTAAGTAATGGCTAAAAGTACAACATTTCAAACAAAAACAAATTCTGCGGTCACAATAGGCACAGAAGTAACAATGGGTACAGCAACATTGGCTGCTGGAGTCACACTACAAATGCCTGTTACAGATTATAGTTTTTCAGAGGTTGCATCGCATTCTCTTGGCGTTGCTCCATTTAGAATGGGTGGCGGTTCAGCGCAAAGTGACGATATGGTCCGGGCGCAAAGACATGATAGAATGTATGAAATTTCTATGACATTTATGGCTAGTGATAAAGCTATTGATAGAATATGCCTTACCCTATTTGGTGATGGTAACACTCCTAACGCATTAATAGGTAGTATGCCTGCTGCAACTACATATACGCATGGTGTGGCTAGTATTGTTCCAGTCACGCTTCATTTTGAAGATTCTGATCCTGACTCAACGACTGCAAGTGGTGGTGGTTTAGATACTCATTTTATAAGCTGTATGTGTACTTCTTTTAGCCTAGCTGGCGATATTGGTAGTGATGGTGGCATGGTAATGGGTACTGCTACATTTGTTACTGGCTATGCCCCAGTATTATCTGCTTTAACATTTTCAGGTGGCACTCATGTGTTTAATACTTCTCATACTAATTTCTTTAATATGCATGATCTATCTAAAACAGAGATTAATAGTGGCAGTGCTGAAGACTTGGTATTATATGGTTTTGAGTTAAACATTGAGCGCTCTGTAAGTCGTATTGGTTTTGACACTGCTGCTAATGGCTTTAGACCTCACGGATATGTTGTTGGTGGTTATGAAGCGACTGGCAGTTTAACTGTAAAGCGAGATGCAGAATTAAAAGATGCGATTACATTTGCTGATACTGCCGAGCCAGTATGTGCAATTGATTTAGATACTACTGTATTCCAAATTCAAGCACCAAAAGCAATACTAGATACTGCATCAATAAACTTTGATGATGACGGTTGGAAAACTGTTATTCCATTTAGATGTACCTATGATGGAGCTGCAACATCTAATACTGTTGTAAGCATTGGTACTGCCGCATAAATCCTGGGGTAATATAAATAGTGAGTATGTATGACAGTAAAAACAGAGCATGGCGAATATGAATGTCGTGATATAACCTTTAAAGATAGAAGAGCATTACACCGCTTAGAAATATCAGCAGTTGGAGTTGATGGTGTTGTGGATAGTAGCAAGTTCTATAACGTGTTAGAATGGATTATGGATTTTGCTTTTGACGATGCAGAGAAAGCTCTTAGCCACTTAGATGATAATCAGATAGATATTGTATTGATGGATATCTACAATCAATACAAGGTAGGTGATAAAAAAAAGAATTAAAAGCTCGTGTAGCTTTATGGTTTCATTACCATAAGATCAAGTCACGCGAGCTTACATTTCCGTACAGGGCAAAGAGTCCAACGCTTAAACGGATCATAGACTATACAGAGCAGGAGCTGTGGAATGAAATTAAACGCATACTGGCTGAGAGTGATAGTGATAAGTTTACTCCAGGTCAGCAATTATATTTCAATCTACTTCACTGCGCTGATGTGTCTTATTTCAGTGATAATGACACAATGCTATGGCTTGATGAGTTTATGGCTCTTAAACGCTTTAATATCCCCATTGCATCAAACTTGGATGACGCTATATATGAAAGAGTCGTCATCTTTTCTGCTATAGATGAAGAGTATAATGCATGCATAAAACTGGAGCAAGATGAGCAAATTCATAATAGAGATAAGAACTAAGGGTTTTACTCAAGCAAAAAAAGGCTTTGAGGATGTTTCAAAATCTTCCAAAAAAGCAAAAGATGCACTTGATCGTCAACGCGGTGCTACTGCTGGATTGCGTAGGCAGGTCGGTGCATTACGAAATAACTTATTATTAGTATCATTTGCTACAGTCGGTTTAACCAAAGCCATTGGTGGGTTTGTTAATGCATCAAGAAAGTTTGAAGACGTAAAAACTAGGCTAGTTGGTCTAACCGGTGGTATTAAAAGTGCTGAAGTAGCATTTAAAGCATTCAATGAAGTTGCAGCAACCACACCATTTATGTTGGATGATGTAGTAAATGCTGGTGCGCAGTTACAGGCTTTTGGATTAAATGCAGAAACAACATTACGTTCGGTAACTGACCTTGCTGCATTCATGGGTACAACGGCAACAGAAGCTGCTAATGCATTGGGCCGTGCTTTTGCTGGTGGAGCTGGCGCAGCAGACATACTACGAGAGCGTGGTATACTTAATATTATTAAGACCACCCAAGGCTTAGATGATTTATCGAAAACAACTCTGCCTCAATTTAGGCAAGCATTACTCAAAACTTTAGTTGATCCTGCATCCGGTATTGAGGGTAGTAGTAAGCGTATGAGTCAAACATTGACTGGTGCAATGAGTAACATGCAAGATGCTATTACAAGATTCCAAGCCAAAGTTGGTGATTTATTAGTGCCAACTATGATGGAAGCAGTGAAAATAACTGAAAGATTTTTTAGGGCAATTGACACTCAAGATATTTTAACATTTACTCGACATGCTACTGCTTTAGTGAGTGTAATTGTTGGATATAATGCAGTGATGTTAGTGGCTCAAGCTCGTACGATAGCTTTTAGTAGAGTGCTAAAAGCTAGTGTTATTGGCCTTGTTGCTGTCGCTATAGATCAATTACTTAAATATACTGGTGCATTTAATTCAAATACAACAGCAATAAATACCAATACCCAAGCCACACAAAATGCCAGTATGAATATGCAGCAATATATTAACACGATAGGTCAAAGCAATATGGTCCTAGAGAAAAATGTAGAGTTACAAAAGGCCATGGATGAGCTAACACGTGGAGTTGCACTATTATCTGCTGAGAATATGGGCATGGATGAGCAACGATTAGAAATGACAAAAAAGATGCTTAATGCTGAAACATTATTGAAGCAAGTACTTGGTGATAAAGTAGAGATTGATACTGCTGCAATTTTC